GCTGTCCATTCTTTAGGTATTAACTTAAACTCTTCTTCTTGCTCTTGAGGCTCTTCTTCTTTTACCTCTTCAGTAGCCTCTTCAACTACTTCTTCTTTCTCTTCTTCAACTTCCTCAGTAACAACTGTATCGCTCGGTGCTTCTTCATCTTTTCGCCCCATTGCATCGTTCATTGCTTGTTGCAAGCTATTTGCAAACTCACTAGTTTCTACTTCCTCTGTCATATTGCCGCTCCTTTTAATGACATTAATTAAACTCCTACAATTGCATTATCATCAGGGTTGGCTCTTTCCGCTTCCAACGCTATTGAATCTAATGCTATCTTAACCCCTTCAAAATCTAACTTTTCTTTTTCTCTTTGGTCTTTTAAACCAATTTCAGCTGCTTTTATTTCTAATTCCTGCGCTCTTAATTGCAATTCAGCTTGCTTCAACTGTGCATCTATTTGTAGTTTAGCCTGCTCTCTTTTTTCTTTTTGCTCTTCAAGACTTGGAGGTTTTGGCTTTCCTTCTTGTTGCGAAGCCTGCTTAACTCTATCCATCACAGCCTGCTCAATATCACGCCCCATTTTGAACTTTTTAAGCATAGCCATCAATAAGTCACTAGTAGCTTGTAAGCCTAGCACTTGAACCATTGCAGGTGTTCGTTGCACAAACTCACTAATAGCACCTGTAAACTCTATTATATCTTGCTTATCAGCTATATCATCAGCTGAGATAGTAGAATCTGTTTGAATATCAACCATTACACTAGCTGGCTCTGTTTGCTCTAATATCTCTTGATAAGTTTGCACCTCTTCAATTGGAATAGATGTTTGTAATGCTATAGTTCTAGGTTGATACTTATTTACAATTATCTGCCCTGCAATCCTAAAACAATCACGTATCATCCTTTGCACATCACGTTGGAGCTTTGATATTCTTAATGTTCCAAACCTACCCTTGATTTGTTGCGCTCCTAACGTTTCTCTAGGGTCTGTCTGCCCTCTTAATATATCAGCATAACCCATAATTTGATATATAGCCTGTATAATCTCTTGACGTTGTTTATATAAGCTCTCAATAACTGCAATCTGGAATGTCAAATCCTCTGCATCCATGACGTTTTTAATGCCACCTTTACCCTGCAACTTACTAAAATCTTTAACAGGTATAAACTGATTATCTTGTGCGCTACTTAATTGCTCTAACTCTTTAAAACTTGAATCATAAACACCACGTCTGCGCAAACTATCTATATTCCTACGAATCCTTGTCGATACCTCATCAAGCTCATTTGCTAAGTCTTGATAAAATATAAACAATGGTACTGGTATAATCTCACCCGTTGTAATAGCTGAAAACATCGGCTTTGGTATTGGAAAAAACCCATCTAATTCAAGTGGGTCATCATCTATTCTTAATGGCGATTGTATCCCTTTAGTTACCCAAACAACTTTGCGGTTAGTCTTATCCCAAACTTCCCAAATTTCAGCTAGTCCAAACTTATTATTTTCTGGTGTGTAAGCCTTACTAGTCTTATCAGCTTCATCTTGGTAGGTATATTCTAAACGCCCTGCTAACTCAGCACCAAACTCAACCTTTGCCTCATCATAGGTAAATAAACCCCGAAACGCTAACCAAGGTAAAGCGCTCCATTTTTTACACTTTGGATAAAGTAAATCTTTCCAATGAACATGCTCGTAACAAAGCTCTTCAAAGATTAATTTCTCATCTTCTTCTATCTCAATATCACCAACATCGTTTATTACTTCTTTTTCATCAGTCTTAAACGTTGGTTTATACATCACACGTAACACACCAGTGCCAGCTAGTAATAAATCCTTTACTGCGCATTCTATATTATCAATAGTTTCTGGTAATGTGCCGTTGTAAGATAAAACATCTTCAAGCATCTTTGCAGCACGTCTAGCATTCATACTATCAGTATCAGCTGCACGAACGTCTGCTTGTGGGGTTTCACTGAATAATATAGGGAGTATTGTTTCTGTGTTTGAATATAAAATATTGTACGTTGATAAGAACGCACCGCTACTTATATCTCGTTGGCTAGTGCTACGCTCTTCATCTCTATAACGACATTCAATCTTATCGCCTCTTGTGTGGTATTTCTCATGGTATGACTTAGCAGCATCTATTTGCGCTTGCCAAAAATGCAACGTATCACCAGTTTTTGATTTTGGTATCTTCTTTTCTTTAGACATGCTCTAACCATATAAAGTTATAATAGAATAACATTATAGCTTAGTTATTTCAAGTGTTTATATTAAGAACTTCTTAACTCCACTTCTGCCGCTGCTTCTAAACCAGAATCATACGCTTGCATATCTTTTGACCTTGTCTCGTAATATAAACGCTTTGCTTCCTCTACGGAAATATTTATAACAGCCACAACCTTACCACCTTCTATTGTTTGTCTATACCCTTCTGGGGCAGCTTCATTCCAACTATATAAATAATACTTATCACTCATTTCCTTCTCCTTTTAAGTTAAATTATTACCCTTCCACTACTGTTATTGTTACGCCTCATAACACCCATAAATGTATTAGAATCATCAACTACTACACTACCGCCAAAGTCCTCTTGGTAACCAACAGCCAAGTATCTAAATGCGTCTGCCCCGTGTTTAAACCAACCCTTTGCAGGTATGCCAGTAAATATCTTGTGCTTATCATCCCATTGCTGAGCAAACGAGCCTAACGACTCACGGCCCTCTTGAGTCTTAAACTTATCAAATACGCAACGATTAAAAAACGCTTTTGCTACAAATATATCTGATACTTCCGATTGTGTGCGTCTATGGCATTTAAACTGGTGGCTTGGCAATAAATCTCTAAATTGTTCTAATACGCTTTTGCCATCTCTTGAACCCATTTGAACATAATCTGCATCGTGTGGTAAATGATGCTCTTCATATAGGTAGTTTCTTTCCTGCAATATCTTTGCATAATGGTCTGGCCCACGCATATTATTCTGGTAATAATCTATAACTCTAACCTCACGCCCTGCATATTGCACAAACCATATAGCCGTGTAATCTGAACGCCCAATATCCCACCATGTATGAACTGGCAAGCTAGGGTCGTAAGGCACGCTTGTTATACGTTTGTCTTGCTCTGCCTTTGACAACTCCCCAACATAGTACGCACCAGGCAATGCAGCATCAAACGAGCAAAAGTATTCTTGCAGCCAGTAAGCTTTTCCAGCATCGTTACCATATGCAGATTGATATTCTTTTAATTCATTCTGCAACTGTTCTTCTGTAAATACATCAGTGTCATTAGCTGTTGACTTCGTACAGAACCATTCTTTTGATTGCTCTGCCATCTGGTGTAAAGTATAACCATGATTCTTTCCACGTGATGTATAAATGAATATAGCCCACCCACCATTTTCTGCAAGTATAGGTCTAAGATAAGCCCATGCGCTAGGGTCACATAAAGACCACTCTGAAAATGTTAAGCCATAAGGAGGTGAGCCAACTAATGAATTGTAGTTGTCACTTCCGACTACTTGCCAACTAGAACCATTGACAAACTTAATCATCATTTCTTGTTCTCGTGTGGTTTCTCTTATCTCTTGCGGAAAAGCTTCATCTATACGCCTTATACCTGTGTGAGGATTAACAGCTTCCCAAATAGCCTTCCTTGCCTGCGCTGCCTGTGGTAACATATGCCAATAAGTAGCGGGCTTTTCCATTGCTGATACAGCAGCCCAATGCAACGCTATATCATCCTTCCCCCAACGACGATGCGCAACTATACAAGCTCTTTTAGCACCTGTGCACAATGCTTTCCAAGTAGGCACTTGATAAATTCTAGGCTTCCAATTATTAGGAATCTGTATTTGCATCTACACCCTTATTAACTATGATTTGTATATCACCTGAATGCTCTAGTTCTGTAGGGAGTAGCTTGGCGTACATTTTATAGAACTCAGTCTTTTCTTCTTTAGCCCAATTGGAAAATGTTTTATCACCACCTATTGTTTCATAAACAAATATAAGACTGTTCTTTACGTCAGTACCTATTCTGTTTTTGACGCCTTTTTTTCTGCCACCTACTTTCTTATGTCCTTTCTCAAACTTTGCCATAATAAACCACTGTTATAGTGAAAATAGTTCCTTTCCTATAACAGTATAGCATAATTACTAACAAAATCAAATATTTGCTTTATTATATATCCTACAATAAATAAATATACCGCAATAAAGCCATATCCTATGATTATTCTACCCATTTAATCCTCTCTCTATATCCCTTATAATATTCTCTATATCAATAGGGTCTATGCTGTATTGATTTAGTATTGTTCTTATATTATCAGCGGTCATTTACTCCCCCTTTAATTGGTTAGATATGGTGTTGATAGCTGCTTTTACCGCTTCAAATTCAGTGGTATCAACTATGCAGTCGTAAGCGTCAAAGACACCATCCATATATTGACTACTATCTGTTTCAACCTCTTTTTTAACACAAGCAAACTTACGCTCGATAATATCAACTAAAGCATCAGTTAATCCCAACAGCCTATCACTCTCTAGCCTTTCTTGTATCTGGTCTAGTTCTTTAAGGGCCGCTACAAGTCGCTCTACACAACCAGCCATACCTATGATAGCCTCATAAGCTTCAGTAAGTGCTTCTATACCCTCCTGGTCCCTCTCTAGTAATACTTTTTTATTATCCTTAATAATATCAAGCATTACTTTTATATCATCCACCTTACAGTATTCCTTAGCTTCCTGTATTAATGCTTCCCTTACTTTCTTCATAATCTCTACTCCTCTTTATCTTATTATAAGGCGGTGGCGTTTCCGCAACCTTTAACCAGTGGCTATGAATTTAATGCAGAATGACCAGCTTTTTACTTCCGCTACTACGGCACTATTCAAACGCTCAATTCAGCGAGTCTTAGTTAGTTTCTATCTTGTTAATTCAAGTCTGCACCGCCACCCTTTCGGGATTCTTAACTGCTCCAGCTCCTGCTCTTGCTCCCGCTCCTGCTCTTGCTCCCGCTCCAGCTCCTGCTCTTGCTCCCGCTCCAGCTCCTGCTCCAGCTCCAGCTCCTGCTCCAGCTCCAGCTCCTGCTCCAGCTCCTGCTCCTGCTCCTGCTCCAGCTCTTGCTCCAGCTCTTGCTCCCGCTCCCGCTCCTGCTCCAGCTCCAGCTCCCGCTCCTGCTCCCGCTCCTGCTCCTGCTCCTATCAAAGCCCTCACGTAAAATCGCTTGGTTCACTATACTTGCTCCTTTGGTAGTTCCTTTGTCCAGATTGTAGCATCTATTAAAGAACCCCTACCAACTATCACATCATTTAAAAAAGGCTCAACCTCGCTCAACGTACCATCTTTCAACGCATCATAAAAACGGCCTGTATCAGCAATCCATGAGGCACTTGATAAAACCATCTCTGTATTATGCACAGCCTCCAACTTTCCTACTAAAATCATTGTAACAGTTCTTATTAAGTAGTTCGCACCAACTTGAAAAGGGTGGTTACTCTCTAGAGGTTTGTTTGTAAATAGATTAGCGATAGTTTCCGCCTCCCCAATTGTTAAATCTTTAATATTCATCTTCGTTACTCCTGATTAAATTAAAACTATCTCATTATTTGCTTAAAGCAATAATCCTTGCTGTGCTTTTCTTGGCATACCTTCATTGCTTGTTTATTATCATACCCAACCTTTCGGGATTCTTAACTGCTCCCGCTCTTGCTCCCGCTCCTGCTCCTGCTCCCGCTCCAGCTCCTGCTCCAGCTCCTGCTCCAGCTCCAGCTCCCGCTCTTGCTCCCGCTCCAGCTCCTGCTCCAGCTCCCGCTCCAGCTCCTGCTCCTGCTCCCGCTCCTGCTCCAGCTCCCGCTCCTGCTCCAGCTCCCGCTCCTGCTCCTGCTCCCGCTCCTGCTCCTGCTCCTATCAAAGCCCTCACGTAAAATCGCTTGGTTCACTATACTTGCTCCTTTGGTAGTTCCTTTGTCCAGATTGTAGCATCTATTAAAGAACCCCTACCAACTATCACATCATTTAAAAAAGGCTCAACCTCGCTCAACGTACCATCTTTCAACGCATCATAAAAACGGCCTGTATCAGCAATCCATGAGGCACTTGATAAAACCATCTCTGTATTATGCACAGCCTCCAACTTTCCTACTAAAATCATTGTAACAGTTCTTATTAAGTAGTTCGCACCAACTTGAAAAGGGTGGTTACTCTCTAGAGGTTTGTTTGTAAATAGATTAGCGATAGTTTCCGCCTCCCCAATTGTTAAATCTTTAATATTCATCTTCGTTACTCCTGATTAAATTAAAACTATCTCATTATTTGCTTAAAGCAATAATCCTTGCTGTGCTTTTCTTGGCATACCTTCATTGCTTGTTTATTATCATACCCAACCCATGCCAAAGCTATTATTGATGCTGTTAATATCATAGTTACTATGAATATCTTATTGGCTTTACTCATCTTCACCCCCTATTAATTGGTATTTCTTACCGTTTAATGTTATTATTTCTCTCTCGGTTGAGTTCATATACTCACCAGAAGCTAACTGACCTGCTTTAAAAAGAACTTCCTCCTCAACAATATTCAAAATACCATACTCAACCGTAGCACCGCCAAGTAGTTCAGTACATGTTATAGTTTTTTCCGCATCTGTTATTTTGTGCCAAACGCATACACCCGCAAATATTTTCAAACCTGCTGTTATAGAAGTTTTTGCTGTTATTGATAATCCCGCTGTTATACCATGAGACTCTCCAGCCTTGATAAACCTTCCAGACTTGATAACCTCTCCAGCCTTGATATACCATACAGCCTCGATAGACCCTCCAGACTCGATAGACCCACCAGCCTTGATAACCTCTCCAGCCTTGATATACCTTCCAGACTTGATAACCTCTCCAGCCTTGATAGACCATACAGCCTCGATAACCTCTCCAGCCTTGATATACCATACAGCCTCGATAACCCCACCAGCCTTGATAGACTCTCCAGCCTCGATAAACCCACCAGCCTTGATAGACCCTCCAGACTCGATAGACCTTCCAGACTTGATAGACCATCCAGCCTCGATAACCCCACCAGCCTTGATAGACTCTCCAGCCTCGATAAACCCACCAGCCTTGATAAACCCTCCAGACTCGATAGACCTTCCAGACTTGATAGACCATCCAGCCTCGATAGACCATACAGCCTTGATATACCCTCCAGCCTCGATATACCATACAGCCTTGATAGACTCTCTAGCCTTGATAGACCCTGTCACATATAGCCCTTTATCCAAGTCTGTTAAATCCAGCGATTCTTCTGATATTAAATCACCCTCAATTTTATAGCGATTGCCCTCGTCTATTAATCTTTTATCTGTTTTAAGAATTTTCATTGCTATCTCTCCATATTTCATATGTTTGATGTATCTTGTTTTCTAGCTCATCAGGAAGTTGGAACTCTCCACTTACCCACCTTTGAACGCTTCGTTTATGTACCTCACACAAGTCAGCTAAACACTGTTGCCAGTGATAGCCAAACATGTCTTGCGCTTTATCTTTCCAATTTACCTTGTCCATGATTCTAAAACTTTCAATCCTTTTGCTTGAGTAGGAGTTAAAACTGCCGACTTCATACCGCTTCTGTAATACTTTAAGATGGCGTTTGCGTCTTTTCCAGTTATAAAACCCATTTTGTCATTGCCTAATGATTCTAAAACTTCTTGATATGTCATATCGTTTCTCCGATTGTTATAGACTGTGCTTTATTGCCTGTCCTGTTGATTAGTATATAGCGTCGCAGTACCTATGTCAACACCTAATCTTCACTTTTTTTATTACTCCAATTCTTTAAGTTTTTTTCTTAAAGCATCCTTCCACTCTGGTTTTATCCACAAGCAAAATCTAACTAAACCTTTAGCTTTTTGATTTTGCTCATAGTCTTTTGTTTTTTGTGCGTTTGTTTTAGGCATTACTCAACCTCTTTTATTAAATCTAACCATCTTTTCATCTTCCGATTTTGTTCTAACGCTTCTGCCCTTGTGTAGCCTAGCGTTTCTAGTTTATTTGCAAAAGAGTTTCTTGCTTGAAAGTTATTTTTCGCTACATGTTTCATTTGTTCCACAGTCTTTTTTTCTGCCTCAGTCTTTGCCTCTTCATATGTAGAAAATAACGTATCATCGTAATAAAGAGTTCCTGAGCCTATTCCCGTTTCTTCGCACATATAACGACCCTGACCATTTTCAAAGCCTACCTGCCCTATTGTTAGTGTGCGCACAAGCGGTTTATAATCTTTTTGAGTTACAAATCCAGTTGAACAACCGTAACCACTTTGGCACGTTTTGCAATTACACTCTAAATCTTTACCTGATGGTAATTTTATAATCCATTTTAGAGTACCTAAACAATCTGGACACTCCAATGCACTATCGCTGTAAATCGTAGAGGCGTGGTAAACTCTATCACCCATACTAAACTTAACTTCCAATACTGCCATAATTTCCTCCTGTGTTATATGATAGTAAGTATCTTACACATGTAATGCACTTACGTCAACACCTAATCTTCATTTTTTTTATTACTCCGTGTTTTTTTCAACTATGTCTTGTATCGCATGTAATACATCTGCTGTATGCTGCTGAATAATAAACATAATATTATCGGGTATCTTCCCATATTTCATAGACACCAGCTCACCGTTAAAATTTAATTCCCTACCGAGGGCTATTATAACCCTACAAGATGGCGGTGGAAACTCTCCACGCTCTATTTTTGACATGTACGTTGCTGATACTCCAATTCTCAAAGCTAACTGTCTAAGGCTTATATCAGTCTTTAGCCTAGTAAATCGCAAAAATTCTCCAAACTCCATTTTGTTTCCTCTATGTGTGTTAATTCTTGTTTCCATTGTGATATTAATAATCAATACATTGCTTTAAAATATTAGCCATTGCCTCACAGTGACTTACTACTTGCGGTATATGTTCTGGTTCAAACATTCCACACGTCTGACCATCCTTTAATCTGCATAACATCATAGCTATTTCACTTGTTGTCATTTCATTTAGTAAACAACATCTGTCTAATGCTTGTCTGTCCTCATCACTTAAATGCATCTTTTACACCCTCCCCATATTCTTCAATCAATTGTTTTTCCGCTATTATCTTTGCAGATTCCTCTGATAAGCCACCGTCAAACATGCAAATAGCTATTCTTTCGTTGTAGTCGTGTATTATCTGCTCTTTATCCATTACACCCACGCTATACCATGTTTTACAAAGTTTTTAAAGTTAGCCAGCGTCTTTGGTGTGTTGCCTAACCCTATATCAAAACTACGCTCTTCCTCTAGTTGTGCATAGTCTTGTAGTTGTTTATAAGTTGCATCATACCGCAAAGCTTCAACAATACGGTCTAAGCTGTACCAATCATCATTGACGTGGAAAACACCACCAACCTCATCTGCAACCCAGAATGTATAAGGGTCTTCACTATAATGTTTTTTTGCAAACTCATTAACAAGATTTTGTGTTGCTAATTCCCATTGTTTTAATTTATCCACTACCAAGCCTCATATGTTTTTTTATTAATATCATATGTTAGTTTTATTTCGCCAACTTTACCTATCTTGTCATGGTATCTTGACTTTGCAGTTTTAAAAATAGTGCTGCCTGTTGTATCTCTATGTATCACACAACCCAAATCGGGCTTATTAAACCAATGTGCGGAATCTGATATATCATACAAAGTTGGTATTTTAAAATTGCCATCTGCATCTTTTTGTTGTTTTGCAGGGTGTGCCACAACCATAATATGAACACTCCTTACCTTTGCTAATCTTTTTAATTGAACTATTGCATATGCTACATACTGTGTAAGTGACTCATTAACTGCCTGTTGATGTTCTAAATCATTCCAAGGGTCTAGTATCACTATTTTACAACCCATTTTATCAACTGCATAATTAACTTTATCAATAAACCAATCTAAATGTATTTGCTGTGTAGGGTCTAATAATTGGCTTTCGCTTGGCATAATAAACGCAAATCTATCCTCAATAAATCTGTAGGCTTGGCTTTCATCACCTAACCCCTTTCCCATATACCACTTAATTAAACTAGGTACTTGGTCTTCTTGCGGGTCTTGCTCAAAACTTGCAAACGCCACCTTTAAATTAGGATTGTTTACTAAAGTAGTGCAAAGTAAATCATTTAAAAAGCTCGTCTTTCCCATTGAGGGTATGCCAGTAAATACTGAAAAATCACCCTCCCTAAACTTAAATAAATGACTTGTAACATGCCCTGTTTCATAAATCCGTCTTGGCTGTTGCTTTGGTAATTCGCTTAATTTAAAAACACCGTCTTGGTCTAATACTCTTGCAGTAGTCAAGGATTTCTTTACACCTGCTTCCCCGTATTTAACATACGTTTCATTTATGTCCTTACATCCCTTCGGGTACTTAATTTCGTGACATTTACCACGCCCAATTTTTGACGCTAAATCCTCTAGTAAGTTGCGTCCATTTTTATCGCTGTCTACTGCTAGTATTATTTTTTCATGATTGCGTAACTTTGGAATCATACCCTCAAGATACTGGTATTTTTTACCCTCTCCGCCTTGCTGCTCGTTAGGTGCGCCCTCTGGAACTGATAGCGTCCTTGGATAGCCTGCTTGTATAAATGTTAAGCAATCAAGCTCTCCCTCACAGATTATCAAAGGCTCATCTTTCCATTTCTCATTGTCTAAACAATCAATATTGTAAAATATCTTTTCTCCATCCTTGTCTTGAAAAAACTTCTTTTCATTTAAACAACGGTGCTTTTTATTAACAACCTCACCCTCTCGGTGGTATGGTATTTCTATCCATGTTTCGTTGTCTTGGGAGTACTCTTTTACGCCCTTGTCGAACAACAACCCTAGTTCTAATTTTCTTTCCTTCGCAAACTCTGCTAGTTTCATAATCCCCTCCTACCTGTATTTTTCCATGCTCTCCACAGTGAAAACAATTGTAAATTATATAATTATCCTCTCGCTTCACTCCGAAGCATTTAGCCTTTTTTTTCTTACGGTGTGGTGAACATACTGGACATGGTTGCATATATTCACCTGTTAATCTCCAAAAATCTTTTACTGTTATCATCCGAACATCCCCGAATATTCACCAAGCTCTTTCTTTGGTTTAGCATTTGTGTGCCATTCACTTTCCCAACCATTGCTATTTAACCACGTTGATAAATGTTGTTTATGATACCACTCGTTAGCCTCGCAATAGATTTTATATCTTGCGTGTCCTTCAATAATAGACTCGTATGTTGTATCTTTTATTTTTTCCCAAGCTTTCCTTGCTCTTTGTTTATCTCCTATCTTTCCATACAAACTCCAAAAAGACTCAAAATCACCTATGTATGTCTCTTTACTATATGCCTCTGCCTCTGTCTCTACCATAGCGACTTGCTTGCGCCCTGCTAGCGCTCCGCTATCATCAATTAAATAACCCTTATCTATCAACTCTTTAAGGTTAACATCTCCTTTAATTCCTATCTGGTTTTTAATAAAATTCTTATCAGCGGGTATCTTGTTATCCATCTGGCTTGCAAGTAACCAAATAAGCATCAAGTGCAACTTGCTAGCATCTTGCAAGCATTGAAATTCATAGTCTCTTAATAAGTCACGACTAAGCTTTATCCAAGGTGGATTACGGTCTTTATAATGTTGGAATTTTTCCCAATCTTTTACTTTTAGATAATTCATATTTACCCCATACACTAGGTTATACACTTTAAAAGTTGGCGGGTGGTGTGTATGTGGGACCACCCTTTTCATATCTAGGAGCTACCCAGATACTAGCCATTCATTTACCTTGTAATTTATCATATTAATGTTCAATTTGCAAGGTTGGTATGCAATTTTCGCATATAACATAATCCTCTATATTTGAAAATTCGTCTTCATCTGTGTCAATTTTTGCATCACACTGCTCGCATATAGCTATACTCATATCTAACTCCTTTAACTTGCCAAAGCTGTTATAATATCCAATGCAGCCTTTCTCTTTGCAGGGTTTTTTATGTTCTTGAACTTCCTTGATAATTCCATCATCATGCGATTATTAGAATCATCATTTACTAGCGGGTCTTCAAGTAGGTAGCTTATCTTAGCACCTAAAGCATGAGCAATGAGTTGCAGCCTACTAGATGCTATTGCGTTGTCACCGTCCTCATACTTTTTAAGCTGCTGATGCGTCACATCTATTTTATTTGCTAGTTGTTGGCGTGATAAACCTTTTGCCACACGTAGCTCTTTTATCTTACGTGCTGTGTTGTTTCTTAAATCGTCTATTGTTTTATTGTGTCTTGGCATTGTAGTTCTCCTTTCTAATGTATTCTACACCATTAATTGTTATTATATCCTGCTCTATTGCTTCATGCTCTCGCTTTTCCTCTACGCAATCACAAGGGTTAAATCCAAATATCTCCTCAAATACTATTGGGTCGAAGTTTGGTAATTTAAACGTTTTATCCCTATCTTCTTTATCGGCTTTTTCCCAAGCTTCGATATATGCAGCTTTTAAACTAGGATAGAATTTTAAATAACCACCAGTTGTTACATATGACGGGTAAGCCTCTTTTTCTTTATCAGTCATACTGCTATCCTCAACCCACTGCGTTAAGTCAACGTATATCCAATTAGGCTTATCAGCTTTATCCCAATCTTCACGTTTTGCAATCTTGTTAAATATTAATACATCAACGGGAGTTACAGTGTTACAATAGCCAGTGTTACTGTGGCCAGTGTTCCAGTCGCCAGTGTTCCAGTGGCCAGTGTTCCTGTTGCCAGTGTTCCAGTCGCCAGTGTTCCTGTTGCCAGTGTTCCAGTCGCCAGTGTTCCTGTTGCCAGTGTTCCAGTCGCCAGTGTTACTGTGGCCAGTGTTCCTGTGGCCAGTGTTCCAGTCGCCAGTGTTCCAGTGGCCAGTGTTCCTGTTGCCAGTGTTACTGTGGCCAGTGTTACTGTGGCCAGTGTTACTGTGGCCAGTGTTACAATAGCCAGTGTTCCTGTTGCCAGTGTTCCAGTCGCCAGTGTTCCTGTGGCCAGTGTTACTGTTGCCAGTGTTCCTGTTGCCAGTGTTCCTGTTGCCAGTGTTCCAGTCGCCAGTGTTCCTGTTGCCTGTGTTACTGTGGCCAGTGTTCCAGTCGCCAGTGTTACTGTGGCCTGTGTTATTATCAACCATTTTTTTCTCCTTTTTATTAGTTGAAATGGTAGTTTAGTTATTTAATTTGTAAGTGTCAATAGTAATCTGCAACTTTTTCTACAGTAACACTTGACAAGTAAACGCAACTTAGTTACACTGCACTTATGAACAATACAGAAAAATCAACACTTTGTAGATTTAGGAAAAAGCATAATCTATGCAGGGTTTGGCTGCCTAAAGATGATATAGCATTTATAACTGATATGTATTTGTTAAACCGTAAAGATGTGATTGATAAAGACCTTGAGAAGTATTTAAAAGAACAAAAGAGGGTAAGTAAATGAACTATTATTATGATGTGATAGAGGTCGCAAAGCTTGCAAATATATGGCATGGTATTAACTTCATAAGTAGAGACGGTAAAGTCCTTAAATCCACAATGGATATAGAACTTGATGCTATAAGTGGTGAATATCCTGAAAAGTTTTACATACACCCTGACAGCCTAGATATATTTAAGCCTCAAGCGGGGGATTTGGTTCAAGATAAGTACAAGGAATTTCAATATGTGTACCAAGACCATAAAGGGGTTGGTATAGATACCAATTTGGGAACTGCAAGCCCAGAAGGTTGCGATATAATCCAACGACAAGGTAAACATTTTTTCATGCCAATAAAGGAGGGCGTATAATGTCAATAAATAAAGTAATTTTATTAGGGAATTTAGGGAAAGACCCAGAAACAAGAAGTATGTCAAATGGTAAACAAGTTGCGTCATTTTCACTAGCTACGAGCGAATCTTGGAAAGATAAATCAGGAGAGCGTAAAACTAAAAATGAGTGGCATAATATAGTTATCTTCAGTGAAGGCTTAATTAAGGTTTGCCAGTATCTTAAAAAAGGCTCTAAGGTTTATCTTGAGGGGCAATTACAAACTCGTAAGTGGCAAGATAAAAGCGGTAATGATAAATACACTACTGAAATAGTACTGCAAGGATTTAACAGTGCTATGGTTTTACTTGATAAGAAAGAGTCAAATGGAGCTACTGCACAATCCTATTCAAGTCGTGACAATACACAGGTTGAAGAGCTGGACGATTCCATTCCTTTTTAGTGTTTACATTATCCCAACCACCAGTATAATAGGGTTCTATTAAGTTTAACAAAACTTGGTAATCCAAATATTAGAGCCTCCATTAGGGGGCTTTTTTTATTCTCTCATCATGCAAAATAAATAATCATCTGGCTGTGGTAGCTCAATATCAAACCTTCTTGCTAAGAGGTCTATTTTATTTAGATACTCTGCAAACTCTTTTACTGTTAGCGTTGTTGTGCTTATTGGTCTACTTCTTACCTGTCCTTTGCGGTTAGTCCATGACTCCTCACCTATAAAGGCATATTTTAATTCAACGTGCATCTGGTCTTTTGTATAGCCGAAATGTTCCGACAAATATGGAATCCAAAGCCACATTAGTCGGTTTTGACTTAAGCGCCTTTTATTCTTACGCTCTTGTATAAC